ACTTATTTAAGGGGTAATGAGCATCCTATAAGTGGAGGTGTAATTGGTAGTTATTCTAAAGAATATGATGCAGATAAATTGGAAAGTCTGATTGATAAATACGAAAATGTTAAAACTATATAATATGTTATTAAACGAAAAACAAAAACAAATTAGTAAAGAAAATTATGATATGATTCTGTGTGCGTGTGCATCAGATATGTATCCTCTTGTAAGGCTTGAATATTTTGCTTGGTTAGATGGAGGAGGTGGTCATCAGATGTACTACGATACAATATGTGAACTTGTTAATGAAGTTATGTTTAGTGATAATTCTTCATATCTAAATTGGGTAAAACAATGGGATGATGGCAAAGGAGAAGATTTTAATCAGATGTATGGAAATTGCTTGGATTGGTATCATATGGATTTAGTTAGAAAATTATTTATAGAAAGATATAGTGATTATTATTGCGAGGAGACAAAAGAGGAAGAAGTTATGGAAGAGATTGCAAGACTATTGCTTTTGGTAAAATCACCTAAAAACACCATAAAAGGAGCAATTAATTATAACATTGAAAAACAATATGGAATCAAAACTAAATAATATGAATAGTAATAAACTAATATCAGAATTTATGGGAATGGAAGACCATCAAGAGATGGGCGAATATGTCACACCTAACTATAACACCTCTTGGGATTGGCTTATGCCCGTAGTTGAGAAGATAGAGGGTCTTAGAGATGAGAATGGCAATGCTTACAGATTCAATATTGATATGTGTAATGCTCAAATTGAAGAAACTCACATTGAAATACTTGGAGGTGCTTTTAAAATTGACACCACATACAAAGCAGTAGTACAATTTATTAATCAATACAACTAAAACTATATAATATGAAAGTAAATTTAGAAGGTAGATATAATTCTACATATGGTTTCGTTGGAAACAACAACCTTGAAAAACACGCAGAAATGACGTTAGGTAAAAATTGGGAAGCCGAATTTGATGTGGAACAAATACAACAAATTTGTGATAATATTGAAAATGGAAGGTATCATGTCTATTGTATTGAAACTAGAGATGAGGATGATATAGTAGTAAGAGAGTCTGATAATTGGGAACTTTCTACTACTGCCCTAAAAGAGTTGTTGACAAAAAGAGGATTTTATACGGGTAATTTATGGCAAGTTGCCGATGTCAAAGGTATGTTTAAGTGTGACGATGATGAAGCACAAGATGTGTTGGATTCTGCATTAACTAATGAAGCAACTATGGATCAAATTTGGTCTGCTATACGATTTCACGCAGAATATAATGGATTAAAAGAACTTGAAGATTAAGTAATATGGAAAGTAATAAACATAACCTAGTACTTAAATCAATTATGACAAGATATGGAGGTTTGGAAAATCTTATATGCCAACTAAGAGAGGATTCTGATGTCGCATATGTTAACATTGCTGACGATACAGATATGGTAGTAAATGAACACGAAGTAGAAGATATAATTAATCAAATTATAACTTAAATAAAGTGAGAAGAAAAAATAGTATAGGAGAAAACATGTTCACGTTGATGGTACTTGCTTGGATATGTTTTATAATAATCAAAGTATCGTATAATTTATTAAGATGATGGAAAATAATTTTTGGGGAATAGATAAGTCTTCTGTTACTGAGTTAGTAGAAGAAGGACAATTAGATTTAGGAAAGTGGTTTTTGTTTTACAATAGTGCCATGGAAGAATGGGAGGCTACAATGAGTGGTATTTATACTCATGTATTTAAAACCTTAGATGACTTGTTGCAAAGAACTAATGAAGTTGATCTTTATGAATACAATGAAGAACTAAGTGATAAATATGGAGAGGAAATGATTACAAATTCTCAAGGTCAAGAAAGGATATATTAATTAATAAAATTTAAAAAATGAAAGATCAAACTTATGTTGCAGTTGTAAAAGCAAGTTTTTACGCACAACTTTTATTAGAGTCTTTAGACGAGTTGGAAAATACTAGGGTATTCAGACAATCATTAAAGTTTAAAGTAAAACAAGCACAACTAGAATTGGAAAAACAAAACTCAAGATTTATTGAGACGATGTTTAAGAACGATGAGGAGTTTCTAACAAATCTTCAGATTCATACAGATGAAATGCTAGACAAGATATCAAGACTTGGAATAGATGAGATACCATTAGTAAATAAAATACTAGAGGAGTACGAAAAAGATGCTGATCATTGGAAACAAAATTTAACTATACAATTTAAAAAACTAAATTCATAACTATGGCTACCAATATAAAAATGGGTAAGTTTTTAAAACAAAATGTTTTAGATACAATATCTATAAAATACAAGTACGACCCATCAAGATCACTACCCTACTTAAAGGAGATACAAGAACAACTAGTAGAGGTGCAAGACTTAGTAAAAGAAACAACTACATACATGAATAGAGTTATTAGAATAAAAGACGAGGAACAAGGTAACATATATCCATTTACAGAAGGGGATGATTATTGGACTATTGATGGTGATAGTGTTGTTTGGTCATGTTGGGATGACATTAGTGAAGAAATGCACAGAGATGATCCATACACACAATATTTTGAAACAGAACTAGAAGCAAATAATTATTTAAAAAAACAGAAATAATGGACTATTTAAGCAAAAAAGACGAAGAATTAAAAGCACAGATTAGAGAGATGTTTCCTAACGGAACAGATGAGCAATTTATAAATAGTATGTTTCATAGTATTAGAGGAAAGCAAATGTTATGGGATCTTTTAGATGATGGAAACTATAATAAAAAATTACCAAACATTACACAATAATAACAACCTAAAAAAAATAAGAATGAAGACAATTAATAATGATATAGAAATTATTTGCGATGCAGTAGCAGTTGTTACTAAAGCAGACCCAATGGGGAAAAACAGATTGAGAGAAAATGTTGATGCCAGAAGAATTGCCTACAGAGTTTGTAGAGTGGTTTTAAATCTTACCTACATTAGAATATCTAAATACTTTGATAAAAATCACGCATCTGTTTTACATAGTTTAAAAGGTTTTGATGCTCTTTTCGAAACAGACAGAGACTTTAGAAATAATTATAATGCAGTAATGAAAGTAATATCAAGTGTTGAATTTGATTCTAATATAATTGATAGTCAAGATATACTTGTTGATTATGTTAATCTTCAGTCAGAGACTTTGGATATAAAAAATAAATATGAAACATTATTAAGATCGTTGCATAATAAAGTAACAGAAAAAGTGGAGGAGTTATTTCATCCAATTGGAAATGATTTACTACACCAAATAATAAGAGACGAGAATTGCTCAAGGGATTTGCAAAAAACTTTACACTCGATTCTTGTAATAAAAGTAAATAATAATTAATTTAGTGAATTGATGTTCAACTAACTAACTAATTTGAATACTATTAAACTATACAATATGCCTAAAAACACAAAAAAAAGGCGAAGTAGATCGGTCGAAATATTTCGCAGAAAAGCCTTAGCACTATTGCAAATTTCAGAAATACCAACGACAGAAGTTTGCTTGTATATCTACGGGTCAAAATCAAAAAAAAGTACTTTAAATCAAAAGAAGACTGGTGCATCTCCTCTATTCTTTGAGGAGTCATGCAAGATCATAGAATACTATGGTAATGTATCAGACAAGATTGAAGAAATCATTTCAGATAGTTAAGTACTACACATAATTTTAACGAATACTAAAAAAACTTTTCAAATGAATACAGCAACTTTTATATCCTTACTCAAGGAAATCATAACTAAATTAGAAGATGGCTCAATCTTAAACTATGGTAAAAAGTTTTCTAATCTTACTATTACCTCCTACAGACAAGTTTACAATCAAATGTCTACTTACAAGTTTAATTTTAATATTGAAAGTTTAGATCTGAATAACGTTACTAATAGAAAGGACAGGCTCAAGGTCACCCGAAATTTACAGACACAAGTAAATAAATATTTAAACATGATGTTGGACGATTGTAAACATCATAACACTAGAAAAAATCACCTAAAGATTATAAGAACTACATTAAAAAAGGCAGAGGATTATTATGGTTATATGTTTCCTAAGTTACAAAGCATGAGAGAGTTACAGACTGAGGTAATTGCATTAACACCTACACAAGTTGAGTTAATACATAACAACAAGCCGGGAATCGAACTCGAAGATGTATGGTATTACACTAGGCTGATGCTATATTCTTGTATGCGAGTAAGTGACTTGGTAAACTTTAAAGCATCATCTGATGGAAGCGTTGTCACAATAATTACAAAGAAGGGAGTTGGCTCAATATCATCTTTTTATTTACCAAAGGATGTACGTGTTTTTTTAGAGGGCAAGGGTGCTTTTACACACTCTCAACAACATTTTAGAGTAAGACTAAAGACTTTACTTAAATCTTATAAAGAATTACACGAAAAGAAAATTATCTACACATATGATCATAATGGAAACCCTATACATGAGGAAAAGTTTTTATATGATATAATAACACCACACAAATTAAGAGCAAGTGGTATAACTTATCACCTTTCAAAAGGATTAAGTGAAATCGAGGCAAGGAATATTAGTGGTCACTCAAATGGCTCTACTGCTTTCTATAGATACGTAAAACACTCTAACACAGAGTCTATAGAAAAACAAAAACAATATTCACTTAGGTAGTCACAATAAATTATATGTCAGACTATATACAATTGTGAAGAACTTTAACGATTGTTAACAACACTTACGTTCAAGTAAACCAAAATTGTCTTACATTTACTTTAAATAACCACGACATGAAATACCTATTAAAAACATGGTCAGATTTGACTACGAGAACAAAGAAATTATTCATGATCGTAAAAGGTTTTCTCTAAGAGACTTTAAATTGTTCATGCTTACCTATCACGAAGACATTTGTATGGATAGGAGGATTAAAGACTGGCGATTTGACTGGGAATCCATATTATTTCACGCAAGAAAATATTACATAGTAAACTTTTATTTAAACAATTTAAAAAACAAACACCCAAATGAAACTGAAACGAAAACTAAAAAAAACATCAATAGGAAGAGGAGTTAATATCGTGCCTTGGATTGAAAGATTAAATTATTTCAACGACTACTTTAGAACCGAGGGATACACACTACAAACAGATATTATAGAGATGAACGATAGTATTATTGTTATGACAGGTAAGGTTTATAATTCCGAACAAGTTGTAGTAGCAGATGGTATCGCACATAAAAGAACCAATGAGCCTTTTTCTTTTCAAAAATGTCAGTCTGGAGCATTAAACCGAGCATTATTTATACTTGGTATTGTAGATAGCGGAGAGGACTCAATAATGGATGAAGATGAGGCAAAAGAATTACAAAGAGTAAAAGCATCTAACGGATCAGACATATATCAATCTATGTTAGCATATGTATCTGTAGATTATACTGCGGTAGAAAAGCGAATACCCGCAAATAAATCACTTTTAACAAGTGAACAAATTAAGGAATTAAAAACCTTAATAAATGCCGAAAAATCTAAAAAGGCAGTCGCACAAGCAAGCAAATAAACATAGGGGAGGACAACAAACCAACAACAACACTTAGTGGAGGCATCCGTCTTTACCTGTCCTCCCTTTTTCTAAAAACAAATGATGGGAAGAGGAATTACAGAAAAATTGATAGAAAGAATAACATTTAGACTTACACCTTCAGAGGTTCAAAGTCTTCAATTAAGATGCAAATTACAGAAGAAAAGTATATCTGAAGTAATTAGAGAGTCATTAAAAACAACCTGTAAAATATGAGTAAGATAAAAAGAATACCAACAGCAAACCTACCATACGATGAGTGGGTTGCATTAAGAAAAACATTAGTATACAAAGGAATGGTCGGAGGATCTGATGCCTCTACCCTATTAGGATTAAACCCATGGACATCTAAAATTACAAGATGGAATCAATCTGTAGGTACTGCTAATATGAAAAACATTGACAACGAGGTAATGTTTCATGGAAGACTTTTAGAAGATTATGTTGCTGATCTATGGCAGTATTGGACAGGAGATCCTATTGAAATGATTGACAACTATCAGAGTAAAACTAAACTAAGAAAGTCTATCAGAAGAAACTCAATATTTATTAATGAAAAATATCCTTTTCTTTTTGCAAACATTGACAGACAGATAACTAGCCACGATGAAATGTCTGGAAGAGGTGTTTTAGAAATAAAAACTATTTCGGGTTATAATGCAGATAAATGGGAAGGTGGAATACCTCCATACTATATTGCACAGATTCAATTGTATATGCTTGTGTTGGAATATGACTATGGACAATTTGCTTTTTTAAAGGACGGTAGACACATGGATGTATTTACAGTTGAGGCTAATCAAAACATACAAGAAACCATACTTATTGAGGGAGAGAAGTTCTACAATAGTGTACAAGAAGCAAGAGGTTTAATTGATACGGATTTTAGGGTATTAAACGATAACGAAGCCTATAGACTTATATCGCATTTAGAACCAAATGTAGAGGACGAGTACAAAGTAGACCTTGATCAATTTTTGTCTTATAAACATAAAGCAATGCTTGACAGAGTGAAGATTGATTCTGACGAAGAAATCACAGAGTTAACTCAACAATACATAAAATTTAGAGATGAGGAAAAGGTTGCTAAATCCGGTAAACAATTAGCAATGCAACAAATAAAACAGATACTATTACATCGTGGAGCACAAGAGGTAGACTTTGGTGATAGTGGTAAGATTGTTTGGGGAAAGACTTTCAACGTAAGATATAAAGAACCTAAATTATTAAATTTTTAAGATGAAATTACAAGATATAAAGATTGGTATAATCAACAACTTAGCAGTAAAAAACAAACACACTTTAGAGGTTGATTCTGTACTTGAAGGTAACTCATACTTTGGTCTGTGCATTTTCGTTGGTGTTGCAAGAATGTTTAATTTTTCTCTAGAAGAAATACAAGAGTATTTACGTGAGCCATTGGATCACGTAGAGTTTTTGGAAGAAAAGTTTTTAAATATATTAAACTCATACTTCAACACAAAAGACCCAAGTGTTACAACTAAAGGTTTTTATACTAAAACAAATTTAATATTAAATCATATCAGACTGGAACATAGAAAAACAGTAACTCTTGCTGACATAATAAAAGATAAGATTAAATGAATATAACTGTACTAGGACAAATTAAATTTATGTCTCCAATCAAAGAAGTAAAAGGAAGTGATAAAAAAGATCATTCTTTTCTTACAATATGGTTAAAAACTTTAGAGGACTCTTACATTGCGGTTAATTGTTGGGATAAACTTATAGATAAAACAGCCTCATTTGAGTTAGGTGATATAGTTACACTTGATTGTAAAATTGAATCTCATAGGAATAAGAAAAAGCCTACACTTTTTTATCATAAAATATTATTAAGATGATTAGATCAACAACAATAATATACGATGTATTAAGAAAGCAAGACATGACACCTATTTCATACATGTTGTGTGATTTAGTTTACAAATACACATCTCATGATGGATATTGCGATGTTACATTATCTGACTTAGCATTTCAATTAAATTCATCATCAAGAACAATGAGTAGATATGTTACAGAATTAACAGAAAAAGGTTTAATTGAAAATGTAGGAACAAAGGCTCACCCAAAGTTTAGAACTACACCTACATGGTTCATGATTGCTGTATCTGATAATAAAAATAATCATACTGTCTCTTTAAAGTATCAAGAGGTTTGTACTGAGGTAATCAATTATATAAACGAAAGGTACGGAAATAAGTACTTACCTAGAACATATGAGAAAAGGTTTAAAAGTATCCTTTCTAAAAAATTTAATGGTAAACCAATTACAGGATCCACTATGGTTAATGTCTTTATGTGGTGTAAAGAGAATTGGAGTCAAAAGTATCAATCCTCTGTTACTCCAGAGGTGATTTTTGGAAACAAATTTATAGAGAAATACTTAATACAATATACAGAGTGGGAGACAATGAGTAAGGTCACCCCCAACAGAAAGAATATAGCGATAATATGACAGATAATTTATCTAAACTGCAAGACATTGGCATTGAAGTTAATGGAAATAGTAACTCAGAGCCACAAAAGACTAAATGTCCTAAGTGCTCACATACAAGAAAGAAAAATAGAAATGAAAAGTGCCTAAGAGTATGGGTTGAAACAGGTACATATTATTGCCATCATTGTGGTGACAATGGATCTGTAGCAGAATATGAAAGTGAGTACGAGTTGCCTATAGTGAAGGCTTCACCATTGAGTGAAAAAGTTTCAAATTTCTTTAAAGGTAGAGGTATAAGTGATTCTACAATAGAATACTTTGGTGTTACTGAAGGTGTAGAATATATGCCACAAGTTTCGGCTGAAAGACCTGTAATACAATTTAATTACATTAGAAAAGGCAGAAGGATTAACATAAAGTTTAGGGACTCACAAAAGAACTTTAAACTAAACAAAGGGTCAGAGATGATCATGTATGGTTTAGATTTAATTAAACCCGCTTCATGGTGTATTATAACTGAAGGAGAATTTGATGCGATGGCTTTTTATGAGGCGGGAACTCAGCAAAACAGACTTATGTTTGCCTGTTCTGTACCAAATGGAGCATCTACAGGAAATCAAAATTTGACATACTTAGATAACAGTATTGATGAGTTTGAAAATAAAGATAAAATATACTTGGCTTTAGACAATGATGCACCAGGTATAAAATTAAGAGATGAATTATCGAGAAGGCTAGGGAAAGAAAGAGTTTGGTTAGTTAATTTTCCAGATGGATGTAAAGATGCCAATGATGTTTTACTAAAGCATGGTTCTGAAGAATTAGTTAACTGCATTGACCAAGCAAAACCCTTCCCATTAGAAGGAGTTAGTAAAGCATCAGATTCTCGATCCGAAATACACAATCTTTACAACTATGGGATGCCTAAAGGGGATACTATAGGCTATCCAAAGTTTGATGAATTAATGTCTTGGAGACCTAGTGAGTTTACTCTTGTTACAGGTGTACCCGGTCATGGTAAATCTAGTTTTGTAGATCAAGTTGCAATAGAACTTGCAAAGAAAGGTTGGAAATTTGGAATATTCTCTGCTGAAAAACAACCTATTAAGGTTCATGTTGCAGAATTAATTGAAAAATATGCAGGTAAAAGATTTGGAAAAGGTTCTGTAGACAATTTACAACCCGAAGAATTAGATCCTGCAATTGATTTCATTAACAACCATTTCTTTTTTATAAATCTAAAGGATAATGATTTAACTGTAGACGGAATATTAAACAAAGGAAAGGAGTTAGTTAAGAAACTTGGGATCAATTGTTTGATAATTGATAATTGGGCATTTGTAGAACACAAGATTGAACGTGGAATGAACGAACATCAATACACAGGAATGCAATTATCTAAAATTAAAATATTTAAAGAATCATACGATTGTGGTGTAGTGTTAGTAGCACACCCACAAAAACTAAAAAAGGAGAACGGGAAGGTTGAAGTCGCTTCAGGTTACAGCGTAAGTGGCTCTTCCCACTTCTTTAATAAAGTAGATAATGGAATAACTGTTTATAGAGACTTTGAAAAAGAACTCGTTGAAGTTCATATATGGAAAGTCAGATGGAGGTTTACAGGAAAGACAGGTATGCAAGAGTTTAAATATAATTTAACAACAACATGTTATACTGAACATAATGAGGATCAATATGAGACAACGTCAGGGCAGTTTCCGAAGTTTAGAGGACAATAATCAAAATTTACACAAGTTGTCTTGGTCTACAAATAGATGGGGAGGAAAGATAGGTGTACATAAAAAATTTGATAGTGGTGAACTTTTACGTCTTGCTAACATAGATGAAATTGTTCCAGATAAAGAAGAGTATTTTATGAGACCAAACGGACATGGAAATGACTTTTACCTCATATATAAAGGTTTTGATAAAACAACAGAATATAATGATATAAAAAGTTTTGTAAAACACAAAATGATTTATGTCTACAAAGATTTCAATAAATATGGCAAACACTAACAGAAACAAAGGGCACAATTACGAAAGACAATTGGTCAAGGATTTTAAAAAATTAGGATTTGAAAATTGCGTTACATCAAGATATGGTTCTAAGATGTTGGATGATCAAGGAATAGACTTAATGAACACAGGAGACTTTGCTGTACAAGCAAAATGCTACAAAAGAAATCCTCAGTATAAGAAAGTATTAGCAGACATGGTTGTAAAACCAACAGATGTGCCTATTATTTTTCATAAAGCACCCGGAGGTAAGGAATACTGTATCCTTCATAAAGAAGATATGATGGAACTTATTGAAATGTTAATTAGCAATAAAATTATAAATACACCATAGGAAACTGAAAAAGTCCTAAAATATTTTTAGGCGAGAGGCTTTAAAACCTCTGAATATATATAACACTTTAATTATTTAATTATGTCAAATTCATTAGAATTACAAGGTCGCATCAAACAAATCTCTGATGCACAAACCATTCAAACTCAAAAGGGAGACATTGAAAAAAGAGTATTAACAGTTGAACTAGGTGCTGATAGTCAGTACCCTGTTGAATACCCTGTTGAAGCAATTGGTGCTAAAGCAAACTTATTTAGTGCTTACAAGACAGGTGACGAGGTATTAGTTTCTATCAACCTTAGAAGTTACAGAGATCGTAACGGAGAGTTAAGAACTGCTAATGCTAACGCATGGAAGATTACTTATGCAGATGGAAACATTCCAAATGCTAAAGCAAAGTCTCACGAACAAAAGGTAGAGAATTTTGTTAACGGAAAGCAAGAAGGATCTGATTTGCCATTCTAATAATGGATACTAGAGAAAAAATTGAGAGGGTTGGTGCTGAGATCATCAGCCTTCTCATCTCTAAAAACACTGATTATGGTGATAGTGCAACATCACCTATTAATGTTTTTAGTGAGGGCAACGCTGTAGCGTCTTTATGTGCAAGGATAGATGATAAGTTATCTAGAATAAAACAAAAAGGAATATACGATAAGACTGAAGATACTGTTAAAGATCTTACAGGTTACTTAATACTTCTGTTGATTGCATTAAAAAATGAAAAACAACCAGAAATAGATGAGCAGAATAGAAATAAACCTTACAGAGATCATTCAGGATGGTTTGAAACACGAACATAAAACTAAAAAATATGACTACTAAAACAAGTACGATTGAGGGTGACACATTTAATCACTTTAGAGAACAAGAGCAAAAAATATTAGATGCAATTCAAATTTTAAAAAATGACGGTTTCATCGTTTATAAAAGGTCAACAAAAAGCCCAAGGATATACGACACACTTGGAATAAGTAAACTTCTAAAGAAAAAAAAAGTTATACACAATTAAATTGAGGGGACTAAATTGGGGACTAATTGATGTTATTTTAAGTTAAAAATAATTTGTTTTATATCTGTTTTACAGGAAGAAAATAAAAAAAAAATCAAATGTCCCACGGATGTCCCATGGGTATCCCAAGGGTATCCCAGGGGTATTATTATTGACTTTTAGTACAATAACTTTGCCATAATGTTAATAACGTTTACTCTGATTTTTCTTGTTTGTGCATAACTTTGTATCAAAACACCATAAAACAGCAAATTATGTTTTAGGGACTAAATTAGGGACTATGGCTTTATCAATTGGAAGTAGAAACGAAACTAATAAAGATGGAACAACACTTTTATATGTTCGTTTTAAAAATAAACAGTTTGATAAAAAGATTTACACCAAAATAAAAGTATTTCAAAAACATTGGGATAATAAAAACAAAAGGCTAAAAAAAAACCATCCTTTATTTGAAATGAAGAATAAAGAGATAAAGGAATTAAACACGATTGTAGAAGACCTCTATATTCAAAGTGTTGTGTCTGTTTTATCATACGAAGAGGCTAGAACTAGGTTAACTAGTGGATCATATGTAAATGATATTCTTTCGTATTTAGATCGATATCTAAAAAGCCAAATGAAGGAGACAACCTTCACCACTTACAAAAACAAAATGAAATCAATTGGTTTTAATTTTGGTATTAAAAACTTGACGTTTGAAGATATATGCAATAAAAGTAATTGGTTAAAACTTAAGCAAAATCTTAATGAAAAAGGCAGAAGCCCTCAAACATTTAATTCTTATAAAAAGGCTGCTAAAGGTATTCATGGGCATGCAGTAAAAGATGAAATCACTTATACTGTTTTTCCACACGTAAGAACTAATACTATAAACAACTACACCCCAAAATGGATTAGATCAGATGAGTTAATTGAAGTTATTAATAATTTAGATACAGAGGATAGAATGTTTAAAAATAACGGACTATGTGTTTTAATTTATTTAATGATGTTTTCAATGAGAGGTATGTATTCTAAAGATATTGAAAAATTAGAAATGAAATCTTTTGTGAATTCAACTTACGACAATACATCAGAATTTAAGTTTGGGGAGAATAATATGGTTTACAAACATTTTAGATCAAAAACTAATAAAATGGGCTTAGTATACATGGGATTAAATCCGATCAAAGACATAATAAAGTCAATAAACCACATTATCAACCCAGAAAATAAATCTTTCTTTCCTGTTGGAGGAGGTGATAGTGTTATGAATTTTTTCTGGAAGTCTGAAGCAAGAAGGTTTAAAAAACTTACTGGTCACAATTACAAGTCAGCAAGAAAAGCATTTAATACAACAGCGTCTATACTTAGCGTTCCTGATGCTGATATTAGAGAACTTATGTTTCAAGGTGACAACACTATTTCAAAACATTACAAGGATACCCAAGCACCACTAATGTTAGAAAAGTATACAAGGTTTCATTCCTCTATATTAAAGAAATACAGAGTTTCTGAAATGTTTACATTGTTAATTGATAAACTAAATAATAACGGTGTTACTACTTCCTAACCGCAGAACCAAAGAAATAACCGAAAATAGATAAAACTATTCCTTCAGAAATTCCAATTAAATGAATCCAAACCTCTTTGTTAGATTCTGGTATTTGTAAATATACAATCGCATAAATAATAAAAGCAAAAGCACCTAACCCAATAACACCAGTTAAATTAAACATAAAGTCAATACCTCCTGACTTAGCCTTTTCAACTTCTCGTTTTCTAGCCGAATCTCTGTCCGCAACTTCTAATTGATATAACTCAACCAGTTCATTGTGCAATTGTACTTTATCTTGACTTGTCAATTCAGGCTCGTTATCAATTAAATTTTTAACCACTCCTAAAACACCTTTTTCGGGAAGTATATCGCCAACAAAACCAGGTAATTTTTTTAAGATAAATTGACCAACTTTTGTGTCTTTAAATTTTTTCTTTTGTTTACTCATAACCTTTATATATTTCCGAACCTTCTTTTAGATTCCCATTGTACTTTTTTACATTTAGATAAATAAAGTTTTTTTGAAACTAATTTATTGTAATTATTGCGTAAAGCATTTACTTGTGGTCCACTATTACTGCTTGTATCACTCATCGCCTTCCCACCATTTAATGTGAATCATTATGAATATTATATAAATATTCAACTCATAGCAATCTTCTACTTCATCAGGTGTAAAGAATGCCCAACCTAACAGTGGACCGATTCTAAACCTTTCTGATATTGCTACAACGTAGCCTAAATTATCGAACATATTTATCTTGTATTGATTTGTATTCTTCTTTTGCGTCATAACTAGGACAGTCTTTTGTAGAAAAGTCTCTGTGACCGTAAACCTCTGATCCTGGATAACTAGCACAAAGATAACCAACTAAGTATTCAAGGCTGTCAATTTGTGCATCCGTTCTGGTGTCTTTAGGATTCATATCTGCATCACATCCTCCTACATAGGTTATACCTATACTATACTTGTTATGACCCTTTACATGAGCACCTGATATATTTAGAGGTCGCCCCTGATTAATAGTTCCATCAAGTTGTACAACATAGTGGTAGCCTATTTGTGACCATCCTCTTTGTTTATGCCATGAGTCAATTTCCTCTACTGATACCGGTCTTCCCTCTGGAGTAGCAGTACAGTGTACTACGATCTTATTTATTTTTCTCATTTTTTTATTTTTTTGTAACCATCATAATAAAACAAATCATAAAGTGTATTATCTCTTGCCTCTTTCTTTAAATCTCTAACAGCCAAACCTAATTCTTCTCCTTTAAGACCTTTTAGATAACTTGAGTTTTCTCTTAATATTTTACCCACTGCTTTAGCAGATTCCATTTTATAAACTTGATATTCATCGTCATTTAAATATCTTTCATCATTTATATCATAATCTTCAATTTTTCTATTAGATGCTTTACCTACATACACCCCTTCACCTACAAGGTGTTTTGCTAATGGATCACCTTTTTCACCCCACGTTAAGTCTATTGGAATTAGTTTTCTGCCTTGTTCTGGTATTATTGGGTCCCCATAATTATCTACCATATCGTAAAGACCAGAATTTGCTATAGGAATATCTCTGTATAACTGATCCATTGCACCTGTAAGAGTTCCATTTCTCCTTGCTTTTATAGGGTCATCCATGATTTCCATATAACCTCTCACTAGTTGTTTGTGAAAATTAGGCATTGCAACAGCATTTAAAACTCCAACAGTTTTGTTTGCAATTGCTTTTGCGGGATCATCTGAATTTAAAATTCTACCAAGATCAGATAGTCCTTGTAGCCATGATTGTTGCAACATACTCATTGCAGTCGTTAATGCTACATAAGAGAATAAATCTGCATTACCTTCTCCATCTATTGAGTTACCATATTTATCACTTTCATAAAGGGTTCCTGCGGCTGCAAGAATAAAATATAGCGGGTGATCTTGATATGAAAAACTTGCGTCTCCTATGGTCACTGTAAAAGGTTTCCATCCTGCTTTTTTTAACTCATATTTTTTATTAAAGTCTCTTGGACCGGATGCTGATATTTTAAGAACTGAATCTTCGTCATCTGCATGAGTCATAAGATATCCAACTAATCCCATCAAAGTGGAAAAACCCATAGAAGCCTTTATATATAAATCGGCTTTTTCTTCTGAGGATAGAATTCTTGTTTTACCACTTGCCATTCTTACTTTGCCTCTGGCTGCGGTAAATGCTCCAATAGGTGTATAGTGTAAAAACCTGTTAAACACATTTGTTAATACTCTAGCGAATGGTATAAACGTTGTCATTACAGGACCTACATAATCCATCTGTCTTGATTGCACTATAAAATTATATAAGTAACTTAACCCACCTTCTGGTTCGTAATTAAATGTTGTCTTTGCGGCAAAATCCTCTGATTGACCCTGTACTGTCATATCTCTATTAGCCTCCATTAATTCATGAACACGAATCTTAAACTGGGTCGTTCCGTCTTTATATTTTTCTGCTCTTGCTTCTGCTTTGGCTTTTTCTAAAGATTCTTTTGAAGGGTTTATAATTGTTTCTGCTCTTTTTATGTCTTCTGGTGTCACATTCTTTCCTTTCTTTATTCTATAAGCAAGTGCTCTTGCTTGCATCTCTTTTGCAGAATGAAAAAACAATTGATCTCCTGCAACCATTGCTCTTTGAACATATTTTAAAAAGTTGGGTGACCAAGGAAGAAATTTAGAATTTAAAAGCCAGTCGGCTGAGTCTGTTACTTTTTTAGGTAAAAGTTTACCTATAACAGTATTGTTAGTATTAAACCTCCACCACTCTAGCAAAGTTGGGTTATCAAACTTATTTGACTTATCTGATTTTACTCCTGTTTCTAAAATATGTTTTGCATTTAACCATCCTTTACTAAGCCCCTTTATCATACCTAATGGTGCTTGAAAAATCGCAGCAGGGTTTCCTTTTATTGCTTCTCTTAATGATGTAACAAACAACTCATTACTGATAGACATTACATTTGCAAATATGTTTTTTATCTGAGTTGGTACACCTGATAATATACTTGCATAAAAATATGCCACAAACACATCCTTAAAATTAGACCCTAGTAGGTTCTGAATGTATTTATACTCAAGAGCCATTGCCTCAGACTTTGGTAAACCTTCTGCTGCATCTTCAGAATTATTTTTAAGTCTTTTTAATTCAGTTTCCTCTTCTTTTGTTAATGGTTGTTTTCCCGCTTCTTTTAACTTTTTATTTACTAAGGAAACTGTTCTATCTGCACTTAACGCTTTTAATAAACTAAACGCTTGAATAAATCGACCTGCTTTAGTTCCCTCTTTAGAAATCTGTTCTACAATATTATTTATAGATGCTGAAATCAAGTTAGCCTCGGAATCTTTGCCTTCTGTCCTCAGTTTTTGAATTTCTGATTCTAACGCTGTTATAACTTTATTAGTTAAAGCAATTCTAACCTCTGGAAGTAGCCAATCAGGATTAGACTTTATTATAACTACTGAATCCTCTAACCCTAAGTTCTCAAACATAAAGTCCGCTTCAGCCTCAGTTATATTATTTCTCTTTGGGATATAAGTTTTTGCTTCGTCTGAAATCTGATCAAATGTTTCTTCACTTAATACTTGTTCAAGTCTATTTGTATATTTTCTTTTTTCGGATCTAGGAGAATCTTCTGGAACTTTTCCTATATACATTTCACCTAATTCTTTTACAGAAATATCAGGAAATCTTTTGTTAAAATATTGTACAATCTGTGCTTCAGTAAATTTACCAAGTTCTTTAAATTTTGTTATAGCATCATATACCTGTTTTTTATTTGTGTCTCCATCTAGTTGAAAGGACGGTGAATATTCTTTAGGTTTATTTTCCTCTGTAAAATATTCTACATTTCCTCTTGCATAAACCTTAGTTCCTACAATAGTAACCTCATCTGCTCTTTTTACTGGCTTACCATCAGAGTCAACAAACAGACTGTTTTTCATAGGATTAAAACCTATCTCAACTCCACTGTAATTTTGCTTATCTAACGGTACTTCTTGATATTTACCATCTACAGAGGCAAGTGGAAATTTGTTTTTTATTTTATTCTTTACCTCGTAAACAGATTTTTGATGCGTGTTAAAATGTGCGTCTTTAATAGTTACAGCAGCCTTGTAAGTTAAAGCCTCTCCTCTGAAGTTTCCAACTACACCGTTTACTTTTTTATAGTTATCTGTGTTAGATCCCTTGTGTACAGTTTGTACAGGGACTTTAGTGTTCTTAAATACATTTAAGTTTAATCTAACACCAACATTATCTCCTGTCTTTGGATTTATTCCTTTAGCAAGTATTCTTTGTGATGTCTTATCAGTACTTAATGCTTCATCAACTTGCTCTTGAGTTATTTTATTAGTAGTTGGTAATGAGAATAATGCAAGATCAGACTCGTTTACTACGTCAGCCTCTGACACTATTCCATCTAATTGGAATGACATTCCAGGGTTTTCTGATTTATTTAATATTCTTACAGGTGCATACGTTAATCCTACAGTTGTAGGTAGTATTTGAATGTAAGATCTTGCCTTACCATCTTTTTTCCTTGGTCTTCCTAATTCAATATTTGTATCAGTTTCTGGATCAGCGATATGATCCCTCCAGTCTTTTCTGTCTTTTAATATATGTAATTTAGTTCTTGAATTAGTTTTTTTAGGATCAACTCCTATTGCTTTAGGGTACGACTCATGTGCATCTGATTTAAATGTACTTAATTTAGTGTCAATCTCTACTACAGCATAAATCTTATTAGTTTCTGCTTCTTCTCTAAGTAATGGCTCACCTAACATGTATGATACAGCAGCAGTTAAATTGGCTTTAGAAATTCTTCCACCTGTACCTGTCATTTGATCATAACCAATTGTATCTTTAAAGAATTTAAATACCTGTGCATTGGTTTTAGTTGTTTTATCAGACTTAATAAACTTCATCTTACCTTTAGCATCTAAGGCTTTAGGATTTACATTTTGTGCAAGCCTATCTAAAAAAGACTGAACAAAGAATTTTCTATCTTCAAAAGAGGATTTATCGTTTGCTAGTTTAGTTCTAATTAACTTTAAATTATCCTCAACTGATGATCTGTTTTTTGTATTTGCTCTAAGTCCTGTGATTTTATCAATCATCACAAACTTACCTTTTACTTTTATAGGGTTTCCTTCTTTATCTTTTTTCTTAGTCTTTTTAGATGTAGTATCATTTGCAGCATTTACCAATGCTCTATTTACTTGTGATTTTTTTAAACCTAAACCATCTATAAAAGTTTTAGTTGTAAATATATCAACAACAGCGTTAGATGCTGTAGTAGAGGAAAGAAGTTTGCTTGCTTGTGCAGTTACCAATCCCATATATATTTTACCGTCTGGATTCTTTTTTAGAGATTCATTTAGTGTTTTTACTAGTGAGTCAGCACCTGATTCCGTTGAAGCCCAGAAAAAACCTTTTTCATGAAACTTTATAGGATAGTACATACCACCCTTTCCCTCTACAATTATTTCACCATTTTTAGCACTTATTTGACCAGAGAACGCAAAATCTGGAGTATGCAAAACCATATGCTTGTCTGCAAAATATTCAAGTTCTTTGTCTCTTGTGATATCTCCAAAGGCTTCTAATAATTTAAACTTTTTCCCATTCTTGTCATATGAATACAGAAGTCCTGTTTGTGGATCTAAAAAGTTTGCTTGGAACAATAATGTTTGTCCGTTGTCATCTACCTTAACTTCAGGCTCAGATTTTGATTCTGTTGATACAATTTTTTCTCCAGTTAGTATCTCTGTACTAGCAAGTTCTATAAATTCTCTTAAAGTTAGGTTTTCTATATCACCTTCACTTTTTACATTGAATTTGTTTTTAATAAAATCAAAAAACTCTTTTATCCAATTATCCCAAATACCTTGGTCTTCTTGACTTTCAAATATCTTAGCCCCACGTTGACCAATAGCAATTGCTAATGCTTCATCTAATATCTTGTCCTCTGTATATACTTTTTGTAAGTCAGGGTTTTGTGCTATTTGATTCCTTAAGTTTTTAACTATATCACTATCACCAATAAGAGACATACCTTTGTCCCACAATTCCTTTCTCTCTTCCTTTGCTAATCTTGTCCATACATGACCAAACTCATGGATAGGTGTATCCTTGTTTGCTGTTTTAGGATTTATTAATACCCTGTTATTTGTAGCATCAAAAACACCTCTTGCAGTTTTGGCTCCTTCTGGTGATACTCCTTGAGACAAGGCTAAATCTTCTACCGCTTTTGAATCTACAACTACTTCAACACCAGGAAAGTTTTCTTTTAATCTTTTTACTAATGGTGTCAAATAATCACCTGTTGCTTTAGCAGTAGTTACTTCGTCTTTAGTGAATAAAGGTTTTGGTTTAGAATCTTGCTTAATCTCCCCTTTTGGGTTAAGTTTTTTTAATTTTCCTAAAGCCTCTTGATAAGTTTTAGATTCTCTCATGGCTTTGTTAACTGCCTTGTCTAAATCCTTGTTACCATTTTTATCCGAAGGTCCTTTTACTTTTAGTCCAAATGCATCATCATAGAGCATAGTAAAATGACCTGGAACTATATTTTCATTATAATCAGACTTAGTGTTTTGGTCACCCTCAACTTTTGGTTCAATACTAATGGCTTGTTGTTTTTGTCCTTCTTCAACCACTTCATTATTTACAACCTCCGGTTCTGATTCTGTTGTTTTTTCTTCTACTTTTGGATCTGGTTTTACTGTTCCATTTAATTCCAATTCAGAATCGTTATCTAAAATAGAATCCATCTCTGATTCAACATCCTCTGTTAATTCTGTAGGTGTTGAAATATTTTCATCTTTTTTAGGTTCTACTTTAGGTTGTTTTTTGTTGTTTTCTAATTCTTCAGCAATAGCGTCATTAGTAAGGGCATACTGTGCATCTAATACTTTCATCAACGCAGGGTTTCCTTCTGCATTGTCCATTAGTCTTTTTATATTATTAGAACTCTGAAACAAACTAAGTAATTTAGATTCTGACTCTTCACTTAATTTATTTGTAGATAGTTTAGCCGCATCTAATTGCGTAAACAAATTTGAAAACTCTGCTTTTTTTGATTCGGCTTGTTCTTTTGTATAATAATACGTGTTGCCGCTTTCAGGATCTATGTATTGTTTACCTACTAAGTTGTCTAATCTTTCAAAGAATTTTTCTTTTGCTTTATACGAAGCGTATGTTGCTTGTTGCTGTAAAGATGACTGAGATGTAATATTCATTGGACCTGTTGCAGTTCCTGCTGCAAGACCAAATATTGCTGACTCTTCTATTTCTCCCCTAGACCATTCAATTTCAAATGATTTTTCTGGTGACATTACCTGGTTAAATCCACCACGAACTGCATTAAGAGCAGGTATTTCTGCTAATTCTTCAAGCATTTCTCTTTTACCTGCACCAAATACTTCTTTCATAGCATACTTAAATGCTGTGCTTTTAGATTCTTTACCTCCTTGTGCTAAATACGCAATATACCTTTCTGTTAATTTTGAGGCTGCTTTCTTTTCACCGATCAAATAGAACTGTGGATTTATCTGAGCCACTGCTGCAACAGCAAGAGATCCAGTAACTGCAAAAGCAGAGGCTTCAGTAGGTGTCATACCTTGTCTTATTGCCTCCCCATAAAGTTGGTTGTGAGTCTGTCCAGTTACAGCACCAGTTAATCCAATTCTGTTTGCTACAGTAGATTTACTTAAGTAGTTACCCGCTCTTGTTAATCCTGATCCTTTTGCTAGTGCTCCTGTTGCTTTAACTCCAGTACCTAAACCTTTTGTTCCAAACATTAATACACCTAAATCAGCCATAACTCCAACAAATTTTGGCAACGCTCCTTCTAGATTGTATTGTTGTTCAGATTTATATTCTTCAGGGTTTGCTTCGTACTTCTCAATTACTTGTTTTACTATTTCATTGTCTTGTACTAAATACCCATCTTTATCTCTTACTGTTTTTGCTGATCTAAATTCAGCACCTATGTTATCATCAACAACTAATTGATAGTCATCAACCATCGCAACTCTTTCAGACAAACCTCTATCCTTATTACTTGATTGTCCAAGTTGAGCAACCATGTTTGGATTTTTTTCCTTACTAAATATTCTCTCTGATGCTTCTGCTAATGAATCTGTCCATCCATATTCGTCATTAAATGAAAGAGTTCTAGGAAGAGATAGTATATCATTTACTCCTTTAGCAAGTGATGATATTATTGGTTTTGATATGTTGTTTTTAAACCATTTTGGCTGTGGCATTTGCCCAGGAATTTCTGCGTCTGGAAGGTCATACTTATCCTTCATATCCACATATGCTTGAGCACCTTTTAGGTTTTTTTGATTCTCAACCCACTCAGGGTTTCTAGTATCAAAATTTTTACTTACATCACTAACATGACCTAATATATTTATTGCTCTTTGATAATTCTTAAATTCAGGTAAACTGTTTAGTTTAGAGAACCTTTCTTGCATATCTTCATATGAACCGTACTTGTATATTTTGTTTGATACACCTGTTTTTGTAGGTTTATTAGACTTATAATCAGCACCCTCAGACATTATATCATTTATTTCATCTATAAGGTCTTGTTTCCTTGTTGGATCAGTTTCTGTACCAAGTTGATCTTGTAGTATTTTTATTTCTTTTCCTTGTGAATTAAGTTGGTTTATTAAAAATCCATACTCTTCTCCATAGTCTTTCCAAACTTGACTATTTTCAGTATCTTCTACAACAGAAAACATATCCTCTGAAAGAAAATTAATTGCTTTCTGTTCAAAGTCTCCTTTAGCAACACCAGTTAATTTATCATTATTATAATCTAATTGACTAGCAAACAATTCATTTCCAGATACACTTGAGTAGTTTTTTAAAACATCATAGAAGTCTGCCTTTTGAGTTACTAAGTCTGAAGTAGTTGCTGCTGCAACTTTTGCTCTATCTAATGACGCTTGTTTTTTTGCTTCTTCTTTTTTAGACTTGTTAGAGTCTATTATTGCTTGGGTTCTAGGACTTACTCTTCTTGAATTTCCTCCAGGTCCAGTACCTCCAGATAGTTTTGGATTGCTCGATTTTCTTGCAATATCTGTTGTTTGATCTACAAAAGTAGAAGATGAAGCATTAAATCTAGGTAAGTTATCTGCACTTTCAGGAATATTATTTATACTTAGTGTTGGAGTAGGTAAAAACTTGTCAGCGTTAAACTGATCATAGTTATCATACCCTAAAACAACTTTTGCATTACTACCTAACTTTTTAAAAGTTTCTTTTCTATAGTCATTAGACTGCATTTGAAACTTAAACTCATCAAAAGTTCTTTTTTGAGGTCCATATATTTGCCCTATTTTTTCCCAGGCTGCAAGTAACTCTTTATCTTCCATTATGTTTTTTTGTTGTATTAAAACTGTCCCAATACTAGTGATCTCATCTCATCTTGATCAATTGTTTTATCAGATCCGTCATTAAATCTTACAACAAATTTATCTCGCCCTGCTCCGAAGCCTAATGATCCTACTGCATTTACACCTGTTTTTATAGATTTTATTGTTTTTGTCATACTAATACCAGGTACTACTTGTCCAGACCATGATGTATTTAATGCCTTTCCCATTTCAGTTACATTATCATAATTCTGATTATTATTATTCATTTGTTCAATAGAAAATCCTTCTATTTGAGACAACGCTGAACCTGCTATTTTTTGTTGACTTCTTTCATTACTTTTATTCTCATCAGTCATTTGATACTTTTGATACTTAGTACCTACTAGTGATTGATTTGCAGGTGACCATTTTCCAGACTGTGCTTCAGCAGATGTTAACTCAGAAATATTCTTAGTTGTTGTACCGTCTGTAACCGTTTGTCTGATATTAAATGATTTCGATATATTATTGTATTCAGGTAGACTATTAGCATCAGTCATGTCAAACCCATTACCTGCACTTGAAGCCATAATCATTAAGTCATTAAATTGACTCTCGTCATATCTAACAACTCCACGACCTGTATCTATGTATAGTGCATCTTCGTTTAGTGGTCTAAATATTTTAGTAGCAGGTCTACCTGGTGATTTTCCAATACCTGGAATAAGTTTAATATCTTTGAACTGACTAGTTACATCAAAGCCTTCTAATTTAGTATTCTCGAACATCATATAACTTCTGGATGTGTTTCCAATAATAGATTGATCACCTAGTAATGCTCTACTAATTTGTGTTGCCACTAATGATGAAGGATTTGGTTTATTGCTAGAACCATCAGTTTGTCCTGGTAATGCACTTTCTCTTTTTTGTGATATACTTGCGTAGTCAGGAATTACTTGTTTCATCTGTTCTAAAACAAACTCCTTCTTTAATGCTAATTCTTGTGCTTTTAACTCTTCACCTGTATATGATTTACCTGCAAGTTTTTTATCTACATAGTTGTCCATCATAGCAATGTGAGCCTTACTAGATGTTCCCCATTTTTCTACTAAATCTTCTGGTACTAAAGATGAGTCAGTATATACCGGCACAGATACACCACTTTCCAGTTTGTACATCTGAGTTCTTTCACCTTGAGAACTACTATTTATCATGGTTTTAACACCACCGATTTCTCCTTCCTCTGTTTTACCTCCATAACCAAACTTATACTTACCTAGTAAGTCAATAAAATCTTCTCTTACAACATCTTCATTTATATTGTCTGTAGACTTTAAATAACCTTTGTAGGCATTTTTCATTGCATTAGAATCTAAATCTAAAGAAGTGTTATCCTCTAATAAAGCAAAGAATGCATCCTTAGAATAGTATTTTTTATCTTCATCTCCTTCAAACGCATCACTAGTTCTTTTTAATAAATCAGTAACCTGTGCTTGTTTTTGTACGGTCATCCCCAACTCAGCGTTAGCCTCATTTAAAACTTTAGAATAGTTCTTTCCGTTTGGATTTAATTTAGCCATTCTGTCCAATGCTCCCTCAACTTGAGTAACCATATCGTCAGAAAAATGTCCTGAAACAATACCATCTCTTAAAACTTGTGCTTGTTGAAACTTAACTGCTTTATTTCTATTTGTTTGAGCAATA